GCGTTTTAGCAAGATTTCTCTTGTGATGTTCGAACGAATTCAACAGGGCTTGATACTTCGCAAGTCTTAAGCCTAACCTTGATGAATGACGTCTACTCTGCATGATTGATGAGAATTTTGACACGATGAGATCATATTCGCGGTCTGTGGGGCCTCTCTCAATGACTTCCTCAATGCAACTGGCTTGCAATGACATACTGACTTTGTTGCTTTTGTCCACAAGTGTCATCGTTGCTCTTTTCTCCATGACCCTCTGCAGACGTGATGCGATCACCTCCAAGGCATTGTCATCATCATACAGCAGCCATGCCTTATCTATACGTTTCAGTTTATCGATCAATGGCTTCCAACAGTCTACAGACAACACCTCTGACGAAATCAGAAGGTAATCCTTGTCCAGGTCCTTTGAATATCTGAGAATGATATCGTCAATGTATTCCTCACCCAACTTCTCTGCTGTCTTCAATTCCTCGAACTTCGGCATTAGAGCCCAGTCACTTACCTCCTCCTCATACATGTAAGACCTGGAGAGATACCGGAAACGCTTCTTGCTCATTTGATGCCCCCTCAATTCGCTGTAACATGTGAATTTGAAATCAGATGTGAATTCAACACTCCGTGGGACAACGAATTGTACATCTTTGATACCAATCAATGATGAGAAATTGTACCGAACAACCAGACGTCTCGTCTCGTCGCGTTTGTCTCGGGTAATGGCAGATACTAACATCCGCATCCTTAAGTAATCGAAGTTGACATTGCTATCTACAAGCCCCATCAGAGTGATCAGTCGTTGATTCAGGTCAGTTGTGTATTTGAGTGACCTATTCATCTCAGATCGGATGTATGTCATGGTGCTGAATCTCATGTTCGGAATTCGGTGTAAGATTTCTCCACCTGTCTCTGTCGGTGCGTAATAGAACAGAGAGTCAAATGTCTCGTTAGTCAGAGTTGACAGGGACAGATTGCATGCACGAACGCAATCCAGAGCTGATCTCTCAGTGCCGTCAAGTCCCATCATATTGTGCTTCATGAGGAACCACTTTGTCACTGCTACAAGCTTCGCAGCAAGTAATTCCTCTTTGTTCCCCAGCATTCTGTCATCATCGATGAGGTCACCTTTGTACATTGTCTCGTTTCCAACTTTTGGATCGTCATAGACTTTGATTCCGTTTCGATAATGCATTGGGCTACACCGTCTGACGGTGAGTAAAGCCTCTGCTCGATCGACCTCATCGATCTTGTCATCATAGAGGACTTCTTCAACTTCAATCATCTTAACTTTTGGAAACATGTTGAGCTTCCTACTCAGTAACAACTGGATGATGTCATCTTTACCCTTGAGTGTGAAATACATGGTTCTGCCTGTCTTTGCTGCTATCCTGATGTTTTCCAGAGTTCTGAATGCCATTTTCTTTCGAAGTCTGACAATGTCTCGTACTCTGGTCAGTAACCCAGAACTTGTCTCGATTTTTCCAATTAGCAGATCAAGGAAATGGACTGCTGTGTTCTCATGGTAGAACTGGACTATGCGGGCATGGAAGTTGTTCCTGAATATTTCCAGCATTGCGGCAGTCATAGGTTCCCGTTCCTCCGAGAGTTTGAACATTTCGAGCACTTTCTCGTTTTTGGTATGTTTTCTGACCATGGCTTTGATGGATTGTTTGATACTGGTCGTAGCAGGACATAACGTGTTGTCATTTTGCCAAGTAGATGTGACAAGTCGAGACTCGTCCATATTGCGCTCTGATTTTTCGTCAATGGAGAGAACAATACTGAGATATCTCAAGAAGAACTCGGGATCATCTGAATGATTCACTATCCATTGGTGAAGGTAATGCAATGACTTCGAAAACCCACTGCTATGTCCTGACAGTACCAGATTGATGTGGAGCGATGCACCAAGTCCTCCAACAGAGCATGGAAGATATGCCCAAAAGAAAAGCAAATCCTGTAAAAACTTGTCGTATATCTGGAGATAAAGGACTCTGTCTGGGCTATCAACCAGTTTTGACTCGGCCAGCCTTTCTCCATAAAGACCCCTAAGACAATCTTTGAGAAGATCGGTGTTTGCTGCCATGCCATTCCTTGAGATATATGATTCGATGTCATTTCCTGCTGCTTCCATCAGCTCATCATCAGTCATGAGGTTAAGCTCTGACTTGTCATCCTTTGTGTAGTAGAGTAGATTGGACAGATGGATAGGCAGTTCTTCTGAGGAAATCATGCTGTTTTCTTGGGGATGTGATAGTATCATTTGCGGTAACCTTGACAGAAGCAATCCCAGCTTGTAATTCTTCAGATATGTACATGCCTCCTGATGATTTGTGAGTTCCAATGCAGAAGCTGCCGAGGAACTGATACCTGCAACTTCAAGTTCCTCAGAAACTATTACTGAATTGTTTCCGGCACTGATCGCTAGCAGTCGCTTGAGTGTAGAATCGGCACGAATCCCATCTGCATAATGTTGTCTTAACATAGTAACTCGGTGCTTCGAGAGATTCGTCTGCGAGTACTTGATTGTCATCCCAAATTTGCTGCAATGATCCATGATTTTCTTGAACACTGATTTCACCATCGGCTCGGATGCTTGCTTGATCTTCAGTATAGCATTCACATCATCCGAGTACACCATGATCGTTTTGACTTCAAGGTCAGTCATTATCCTCAGCAACTTCATCATGAGTGTTGTGTGTAGTGTCCAGAACGGGTTGAGCCACCCTTCGATCCCCCCAAGTTGACCCTCAGATAATAACACCTCGTCGAGATATTCATCATAATGGTAGACCGTGAGACTTGAGAAGTAATGGGGAAGATCACCCCAACCATCATACCCGAAAAGATTACCGAGGAACTCTGCCAATTCAGATGTGTTCTCATATTGCATTGACTGATTATGGCCTTCTATATCGAGCAGAAGAGAGTAATTGTCCGGTTGTGATAACTCGCGAGATGCTTCATGAATGATGGCCTTTCGCTTCTTATCAGGGGGAGTCATCAACTGTTCGTCATAGTATCCAAGTGCCTTCTTCATCTTTGCCGCGATAAGACTGAGATCATGCTTGTTTTCCAATCCTGCATTCCCGAACAGTCTTGCTGCAAATTTCTGTTCTCTCTCCTTCTCAATCAATCTAGCAGCATCTCTCATCGCGACGGGAGTTATTCTCTGATTGGTCCTGACGATCTTTTTCTTCTTTGGAATCAACCTCCTCTTTGCGAAGAAATCCCCGAGCTTGTATTCACGCTTCTCGATCACTTGAAGGAGCTCTTTCCTGCTGTCTCCCGGGCCGAATGAGATTTCTGATTTCAGAGCTCCTTTGTCCTTAGCAAATTCAAGAGGATCGTCTGTGAGTGTGTTGTCCATGCAGTCGAATATCTTGATATCATCCCACCAGCTCAGATTTAGAGACTCGATGAGATCGTAAGAACCTCTCTGACTGTATGCTTCGAGCAACTTCACTTTGTCAGGCTGTCCAATGATGTTTGGGAGTGTCTTGTGCCTCTTCCTGTATGCGATGAGAAAGCTTGATTTTGCAAGTCGGGTGATATTCTTGACAGCATTCGTATTCATCTTCCGCGGACTGTGTACTCGCTTCAGGAATTTCTCCACTCCCTCTTTTGCGTTGACCTCTGAGTAAAAGATCAACTTGTGCATGGCAGAGATTTCTTGGAGATGGGTCCTTGACAAGGTCTTCCCTTCCACTATGATATCACAGAGAAAAGATTCTGTGTCGCAGGCAAAATTCGGATCACTCAGCAGACACATGATCAGCCCAAAGTCGTACTCGACATTGCAGATCCTTTTGTCAAGAATGTAAAGATCATACACAACCTCGAGAATGGGTTTCCAGTTCATCGCAAAGTCTTCATCGTAATCTGACATCGCTAAAAGGAATCCTTCAACTCCTTTCATGAAGTCAACCTGATCATTGTGAGAGCCTTCTGTCTCAGCAAGTTTGATCAGTATACAGAACATGCCTTTCGCCCAAGCATATTCGGGACAATTCTGTAGTATGTCCACATTGTTCAAGACATCAGAGACAGTGAACATGTAATCGAGATAAGACATGGGACCGCAGAACCAGTACCCAAGTGCTTCATGGAATATTCTGAAATGGCCACCGCATGCAAGGATGCAAAAAAAGTGATCTTTCATAGTCGACCTGTAGAGGTAGGTACCATTCGAAAACATGGTGTATGTGGCTTCATCAGAATTGTCCGGAATCGTATCAGAGTTGAGTTTTTGGAACGTATCTTCCTTTGCTATATGAATTCTCAGCCGTTGGATCATGATGACAAAGGACGTGTACTTTGAAAGGATTGACGGAGAAACATCGAAATTCAGCTTGCATTGAGCGGAGACACCAAGATCGGCTTCAGTTGCCCTTTTTGCAAAGGATAGGGTTGAGAGATTGATCAGGTCCTCCCTTGACGAGAATTTCTGTCTAGCAAACATTTTGAGATGGTCCATAGTGAATTCCTTTGTGGCCAGCGGTATTTTGCCTGCTGTCTCCAGCATAGTAACAGTGTCTTTTAGAGACTTGAGTTGTGATGCATGATGGCCGTGTACTTTCTCAGATTGTTCTTGCAGTTCTTGTGATATGTACTGTTTGATCTCATCTGGATAGGGGATCAGGGCATTGGAAAGTCTTGCAGGTATGCGTACGTCAGATGGTTTTGTCAGGAATATCGGCTGTTTCTTCCTTTCTACATACTCATCCCCGATTACTACGGGTAGGAATTCTGTCGAAGCATCTTCGAGATGTTCTCCTGTCAAATGATCTTTCAATCCAGGATTCAGGTAGTCCCAGTACGGACTTTCTTTCAATGCCTCTTCGTACCCCATCATGAAACTTGTTAATGAAGTGAGTCTTTATATCGTAAGATTTTGATGTGTAGTAGTTAAGTCGTTTTGATATTATATGACTTCGTCTTAGAAATAAGATATAAACTTCACATCGACCTCGAGTGCATTGAAAGAACGGTTCTGTCCTCTTTAAACTCTAGTTTCGATGCTGGGGAAATATTGTGCTCGTCTTCCTGCACCTTCACGACACCTTCACCAATCCTCATCTGCTCCTATCATATCATCCCCGATATCAATGAATCCATAAGCACTAGATTCCTGAAGCCCTAATTTCGCTATCATCATCTCCACTTGGTTCTGGATCCCAATATCGAAAGTGAGGTCCATCTGACTGACAGTTGCTGTTGTATCAATCGGCTCTTCCTTCACAGTTTCACCTTCTGCCATGGCTAAAGCATAGCTTTCCAACCCGGTAAACAGATCATCCATGGAAGCTTCGATCACAGCATTGATGTCACTATAATCTTCAATTGTCGGTTTAGTGACCTCACTTTGACGATGGTATTTGTACTTTAGCTTTTCCCTGGTGACCGTCTCGCTTTCCATAGCGTTCATCTGACCTACGGTGACTTCACCCGATCGCATGAGTCTGATGAAATCATCATACATGTAGCTCAGCAGGCGATAACATCTCAATGTCCTGATTACAGACTTCGTGCTCTTTGATTTTTGTGCCATGAGCCTCACCAGATAGTTGATACCATAGCTGAAGTCACCATTTCTCGCAGACAGGAGTAACAGCTTGATAGCTTGCTGCAGCTCTCTCTGATGGAGAGAAAGCTTCGGACCAGCTGATGCCTTTGAATTCTCATATGCTGCCTTGATCGCATCAAACCCTGAGAGTGCTTCACCGAGTGCAAACGCCTTGACACCGATTACGATATTACACCAGCTCCTGCATTCAGACAGAGGATGTCTTGAACGCCACAGTTCCAGAAGTTCATCAGAACAGTCCAAAGGGCTGATTAGTGACACTTTCTGAACCCCATCCTTCATCGCTTGTAGATGTTTTCGGTGAAATTTCTTGGACGATGAGCTCACACTGCCAATCAAGACATCTATATCGCCTTTCAGATCATAATCTCTCGCAGTCTCAATCCGGTCTGGGTACCTTGCCACTTCAGATCTCATTTCCTCGAGAAGACAGTCCTCGACATAAGGAATCTTTGTTCCCTCACCGATCTCAGAGATGTACCTCTCGCAATAATACATTCTTTCTGAGTATGTCGATCTTGTGATGATTGACTTCACGAATTTTGATGTCATAGTGGAATCTGGAAAACATATGCTGGCTGAATTTGGTTCCCATTTCAACAGTCTGTCCTTGTGTCGGGACGGGGCAAGGAGTCGTGAGAAGCTGATTGCCAAAGATTTGAATGCAATGGTCTGTCTCAAGGGAGGTGATTCCCAATTGACATCTGCCAGATGAGGTGATCCCACAAGGTAGATCTGGTATGGTTTGAGATACTGATTGAATGCGTATGCAATTCGGTGCTCGTAGGACGGTAGATGTTTGACCCTCTGTTCCTCATAACCCCGCAACACAGTAGAGTTCAATCTGATGCTGTAAGCCAGATTGTTTTCCTCGAGGAACATGATCAAATCAAGCAGATTGGATTCGGACGCTCCAGTGAATGATATGTCAACATGAATGAAATCATAGCCGGAGATGAATTTGAGAGTTGATCCGTCGAATACATCGTAATCTGCCTTGTGGACAATATCGGGATGGTAGTTCACTTTTGTGAACGTGTCCTCTAGACTGAACGAGGTGCAACTCAAGCCAAGATGATTTGCTGCATATTTGCCATCTCCTCTTCCTGCTGTGAGATCGCAGATGGAGGAATCAGTGTCGATCAGACCCATGGCTAGGAGGTGTCGGAATAATGCAACCTGTGCACCGAGGGAATCAGAGCCGGTGTGACTGAAGAATGCAGAAGGTGAAGCACCAGTGATTGAGCAATGTTGAGCATACCGGCATAGTGGTGATATTTCATCAATCGTGGCCATAGCTCCATAGCCGATCTTCGAACTGGTGTACTCGATCTCATCAATAACAGGATCTATGTATTCGTTACCGCTCAAACTTGTGACTGCGGAGGTTGATGGGATGTCAACAGGTACTATGATATCTTCAAGAGAAACATCTTCACAGATCTCTCTCAACTCATTTCTGATCGACTCAGCTTCACTCTCGACAAAATTGTAGACAAAGTCCATACCGAGTACCATGATGCGCGTTTGAAGAGATGGGCTGATAAGCAGATGAGACAATGTGCCAAGAGGTGTGGATTTGAATTCTTCAATGGACCTGTCAGCATCCACCTGAATCGATTGGCCATTTCGTTTCACCTTGAAGTGGAACGTGAGTATGTACTCCATGATGAGCGTTTTAGCAAGATTTCTCTTGTGATGTTCGAACGAATTCAACAGGGCTTGATACTTCGCAAGTCTTAAGCCTAACCTTGATGAATGACGTCTACTCTGCATGATTGATGAGAATTTTGACA